AGCTCGTTCAAAGAGGAAATGATTTTATTGGTAAGGCACAAATTCTTTCTACACCAATGGGTAAAATTGCAGAGTCACTTCTCAAAGAAGGAGTAACTCTTGGCGTTTCTTCCCGTGGTATTGGATCAGTAAGACCAACAAAAGAAGGATACAATGAAGTTGGCGAAGACTTTATGCTTGCAACTGCTGCTGATATTGTTGCCGATCCATCTGCACCTGATGCTTTTGTTCAGGGAATTATGGAAGGAAAGGAGTGGGTATGGGATGGAGGAATGCTTCGCGAAAAAATCGCAGAGCAAACTCAAAAAAGAATTAATACTCTTGTTGACGAAAAACTACTTGAAGAGTATAAGCTGAGTTTATTCAATGAGTTTTTAAACTCATTGTAATTTATTTAATTATAAATAAATATAGTTTATAACGTAAGGTTAAACGGAGAGTTCAAATGTCTCGTGGAGATTTACAAGAAATGGAAGTAGGCACTAAGCAATCCAAAACCGCTGTCAATGCTGGCGCTAAGGCAGGGGATACGATGCCAAGTCTATCTGGTGCAACACCAGGTCAAACTGCGGGTTGGGAAGATCTTGGAGGTCCTGATCCCTCTAATTATCGTTCAACTGATGATTCAGCAAAACTGAAAACACCTGGTGGGTCACTTAAGCAAGTTAAGGATGTTGTTAATAAGGGTGCTAAGTCTGCCGAAGCAATGAATGGTGTTAAGGAGGATGAGGAGTTTGAGTATGATGAAGACGAAGAACTCTTAGAAGCCGCTAAAGACGAAGACGAAGACAAAGAGGAAGAAGAAGGCGGTAAAAAAGGTAAAGATGAAGAAGAGGATGAAGAGGAAGAGGACGAAGAGGAAGTGAAGGAAGAGTTTGATATCGAAGAGGATGTCAATGCTCTTTTAGAAGGCGAAGATCTTTCTGAGGAATTCCAAGAGAAAGCACGCATTATCTTTGAATCTGCTCTTCGCTCTAAGGTTTCTGATATTCAAGAAGCACTGGAGGAGCAATACACTGCTGCTCTTGCAGAAGAAGTAGAAGAAATTAAGTCAGAACTTTCAGAGCGTGTCGATGCATACCTAGAGTATGTTGCCGGCGAGTGGATGGAAGAAAATGCACTCGTTATCGAAAACGGTCTTAAGACTGAGATGACCGAATCATTCCTACAAGGAATGAAGGGTCTTTTTGAAGAACATTATGTATCAATCCCTGAAGATAAATATGATGTGCTAGAGAGCATGGTAGAAAAACTTGATGAAATGGAGACAAAACTCAACGAGCAAATTGAGAAAAACGTTTCCCTTAACAAGCGTCTCGCAGAGTCGGTTGCTGATGGAATCTTTGAACAAGTCGCTGATGGTCTTGCAGACACTCAGAAAGACAAGCTCGCTTCACTTGCCGAAAGTGTTGAGTTTGAAAGTGAAGAAGAATATCGTGAAAAACTGGAGACTTTGAAGGAATCATATTTTCCTTCACGAGGAGTTTCTCCATTAACTAAATCTGATACTCTCTCTGAAGGTGTAAGTGTTGCTTATGAGTCACACTCGCCAGCAATGGCTGCTTATCTGAAGAGTCTCTCAGCATTTAGTAAATAATTGAATTTAATATAATTCAAACCCCAAAAACAAACACTTAGAAAAAGGTAAAAGCAAATGTTCCATTCCGAGCATCTGCAGGAAAAGTGGGCACCTCTACTGGACTATCAAGGTCTAGATTCGATCAAAGATTCTCATCGTAGAGCTGTAACTGCTGTCCTGCTCGAAAACCAAGAAAAATTCCTAAGAGAGCAATCTGCTTTCGATAACGGTTCCATGGGTATGCTCATGGAGACCCCAACCAACAGCGGTAATGCTGCTGGTGGATTTGGTGGTTTCAGTGGTAGTGCCGCTGCTGCTGGTCCTACCGCAGGTTTCGATCCCGTACTGATCTCACTGATCCGTCGTTCGATGCCTAACCTGATCGCCTACGACGTTGCAGGCGTTCAACCAATGAGTGGTCCTACTGGACTCATCTTCGCAATGCGTTCACGCTACACCAGTCAGAGTGGTAATGAAACCTTCTTCAATGAAGTAGATTCGGCATTCTCTGGTCAGGATTCATCCTTCGCACTTGCTGGATTTGGTAGCACTGCTGCTGGTATTGGTACTACCACCCAGAGCGGTTCTAACCCTTCAGTTCTGAACGCTGCTTCAGTTGCTGCTGCTGACTACAATGTTGGTCAGGGTATGGTAACTGGTGATTCAGAAAATCTAGGCGAATCTGGTCACGATTTCAACCAGATGGCATTCTCGATCGAGAAAGTCACCGTTACTGCAAAGTCACGCGCTCTGAAGGCAGAGTATTCACTTGAGCTTGCTCAAGACCTTAAGGCAATCCACGGTCTGAATGCTGAAGCGGAACTCGCAAACATTCTCTCAACAGAGATTCTTGCTGAAATCAACCGCGAAGTTATTCGTACCATCTATATGACTGCTGAGAAGGGTGCTTCTCAGAACGTTGCCACCGCTGGTGTATTCGACCTCGATGTTGACTCCAATGGTCGTTGGTCAGTTGAGAAGTTCAAGGGTCTTCTGTTCCAGATTGAGCGTGATGCTAACGCTATCGCTCAAAGAACTCGTCGTGGAAAGGGCAACATCATCCTCTGCTCAGCAGACGTTGCTTCCGCTCTAACCATGGCTGGCGTTCTGGATTACACCCCAGCACTCAACGCTAACCTAACCGTTGATGACACCGGCAACACCTTTGCTGGTACTCTGATGGGCAAATTCCGTGTCTATATTGACCCATATGCTGCTAACCTAACTGCAGGTAACGCTGCTCCAACAGGTGGTAACCAGTACTACGTTGTTGGTTATAAGGGTTCTTCACCTTATGACGCTGGACTCTTCTATTGTCCTTATGTTCCTCTCCAAATGGTTCGTGCCGTTGGTGAGAACAGCTTCCAACCCAAGATCGGCTTTAAGACCCGTTATGGTCTCGTTGCAAACCCATTTGCAGAAGGACTTACTCAGGGTCTCGGAGCACTCAAGACCAACTCTAACCGTTATTACAGAAGAGTTGCAGTCAAAAATCTTATGTGATCCATTTCACATAAAATATCTAGAGGGTCTTCGGACCCTCTTTTTTTATCTAAATACTTAAAAAAAAATATGACTAGAGGGCAAATAGATAACAGAAACTTTTTATCCCCCACAGGATTTAAGTTTACATTAACAAGAACTCCCAAAGTTGCTTTTTTCTGCAACCAAGCAAATATTCCTGATTTAAATCTTGGTGTTGCAATTCAACCTTCATATACAAAAATGTTACCAACTCCGGGGGACATTATTGAGTTTGGCGACTTAACACTAAGATTTTTAGTTGATGAAAATCTTGAAAACTATATGGAAATACAAAATTGGATGCGTGGTTTGGGATTTCCAGAGGAACTTCAACAGTTTGATGATTTAGAAAAATCGGGAGTCTCTAGAGGAAATTATGCTAAGGATCGCCAAAACATTTATTCTGATGGAACTTTACAAGTTTTAACTAGTAGTCAAATACCAAACTTTCAAATAAGATTCCAAGATCTATTTCCATATTCACTATCAACAATGATTTTTGATGCCACTGATACTGACATTCAATACTTTACGGCAGACGTGAGTTTCAAGTATACTATATACAACATTTATGATTTGCAAGGAAATAAATTATGAGTATTGATTTGGATACTATCCAAAAAATGTGGGAAACGGATTCAAAAATAGATATTGATAATCTGCATATAGAATCTTTAAATATTCCAATTTTACATTCAAAATATTTTGACCTATACAATACAATCAATCTATTAAAAAAGAAAGCAGAGCAACAGAAGAAAAAAATAAGACATGAAAGGTATGAATACTTTACTGGAAAAGCAGACCCTGACGTTTACCTAGAAAATCCATTTCCAAAAAAGATTCGTGATAAAGAAACTCTTCAAGGATACTTAGATTCTGACGAAAAACTATCTCAAGTTGTTTTAAAAATAGAATACTATGAAACAATGTTGAGTTATATTGACAGCATTCTGAAAATGATTTCAAATAGAACTTATCAAATTAAAAACTCTATAGACTTTCTGCGTTTTCAGTCCGGATTAGGGTAAATAAATATTCATAGCAATTATGATGCTATGAGTGACGTAATCATTGAAAAGAAGAATGAGGTTTACATTAAACTACACTGTGAACCTCATATTTTATACGAACTTCAACCATATTTTACATTTGAGGTTGAATCTGCAAAATTCATGTCCCAGTATAGAAGCAGACACTGGGACGGCAAGATTCGCTTGTTAAGTTCCCATACTGGAGAAATTTATACTGGTTTGTTGGACAAAATTATCGACAAACTAAAACTCCATAATTATACGTATGAATTTAAAGAAAATAAATTTTATGGTTTACCTTTTGAGATAAACGAAAATATATCCTTCGAAGGCGTGAAGGATTATATGTCGTCTATTTGTACCCATTCTCCACGTCAGTATCAAATAGAGGGAGTATACGATGCTCTACGACATAACCGAAAATTATTGATATCACCCACAGCCTCAGGAAAATCCTTGATGATTTATTCCCTTGTAAGGTATTACGTAGATAAAGGACAAAAAATTCTTCTAGTTGTTCCAACGACATCTTTGGTAGAGCAGATGTACAAGGATTTTGAAGATTATGGTTGGAATGTTGATTCATACTGTCACAGGATTTATTCTGGTAGAGAGAAAACAAATGAACATCAAGTAACGATTACAACTTGGCAATCTGTGTATAAACTAGAACGTTCATTCTTTGAAGACTATGGGGTAGTTATAGGAGATGAGGCACACTTGTTTAAGAGTAAGTCACTTATTGATATTATGTCCAAACTTCATCATGCAAAATATCGTTTTGGATTTACTGGAACTTTAGATGGAACTCAAACACACAAATGGGTTCTTGAAGGATTATTTGGACCTTCATATAAGGTTACTAGAACTTATGAGTTGATGCAACAAGGACACATTTCTCAATTGGATATTCAGTGTCTTGTACTCAAACACCCACCCCAAAAGTTTGAAACCTATGAAGATGAAATTCAATATTTAATCTCCCAAGAACAAAGAAATAAATTTATTACTAATCTCTCTCTTGACTTAAAAGGTAATACTCTTGTTTTATTTTCAAGAGTAGAAGCACACGGAGCAATACTCTACGAAAAGATAAATAATACTAAGCGAGGTGATCGTAAAGTATTTTTTATTCATGGAGGAGTGGACACTGAAGAAAGAGAATTGGTAAGAGAAATTACAGAAAGAGAGAACAATGCAATTATTGTAGCCTCTTATGGTACTTTTTCTACAGGCATTAATATTAAAAATCTTCATAACGTTATTTTCGCATCTCCAAGCAAATCACGTATTAGAAATCTTCAATCTATTGGGCGAGTTCTTAGAAAAGGAAAGAACAAAGTAAAAGCAGTTCTTTACGATATTGCTGATGATTGCACTCATAACTCTAGAAAGAATTATACTTTAAATCACCTCATAGAAAGAATTAAAATTTATAACGAAGAAAACTTTAATTATGAAATAATCACAATACAACTTAAGAAAAAATGATAGAAGATGATTTTTACTGCACTCTCAAATTAAAAACAGGTGAAGAAATCTTTGCTAAAGTAGCAGCTTCTGAAGAAGAAGATAGAACTATTCTGATCATTTCTAATCCCATTACTGTTAACGAAATTAAGAGTAGAACGGGAATTGTTGGGTATAAAATAGAACCTTGGTTAAAAACAACTAAAGAAGATATGTTTATCATTAATCTTGAAGATGTATTAACCCTTTCGGAATCTTCTGATATTGAAATGATTATGATGTATCAATGTTATGTTAGACAGTCAAATAGAGAAAGGAACAATGAACCAAAATTAAATCGTAGAATGGGATACATTGCCAATGTTAATGATGCCAAAGAGCTCTTAGAGAAGCTCTATAAAAATAGCTAATTATAATCTTATCAACCTCGACAAAGGTAATTGTATCAACTTTCAAATGCCTTGTCAAGTATTTAGATAAATGGTATAATCTATACATAATAATGATAAAAACTTATGATAACCACAGCAGTCATGACCAAAAGAAAGAGGTCAGAGCATTACGTCAATAACAAAGAGTTTCTTGCTGCCCTAATTAAATATCGCGAAGATAAAGAAATTGCAGTCCTACAGAACAAACCAAAACCTCCCATTCCTCGTTACATTGGAGAGTGTTTCTTAAAGATTGCTAATCACTTATCATTTAAACCAAACTTTGTCAACTATATGTTCAAAGAGGATATGATTTCTGATGGTATTGAGAATTGTGTTCAGTATATTCACAATTTCAATCCAGAGAAGTCTCAAAATCCTTTTGCATATTTCACTCAAATCATTCATTACGCATTCCTTCGCCGTATTCAAAGAGAAAAGCGTCAACTGGAAATCAAAAACAAAATTCTTGAACGGTCTGGATTTTCTGAAGTGTTTGGAGACGACAACACAGTTGACGGAAGTAATTATTCGGACTATAATAGCATTAAGGATAATATCCACTCTAAGCTTCGTTATTGAATGAAAGTCGCTATCATTACAGACACTCACTATGGTGCAAGAAAGGGTTCAAAACTTTTTCACGATTATTTTGAACTTTTTTACAAAAATGTGTTTTTCCCGACGCTAGAACAGTACGGGATTGATACTATTATACACATGGGTGATGCTTTTGATAGCAGGAAATCAATTGATTATCAAAGTTTAGAATGGGCAAAACGAGTTGTATTTGAGCCTCTTAAAAAATATAAGGTTCATATGATTGTTGGTAATCACGATAGTTACTATAAGAATACAAATAATACAAACTCTCCTCAACTTTTATTAAAGGATTATCCAAATATTCAAACATATTCTTCTCCGACAGAAATAAAGGTTGGAAATCTTGAAGTTCTTCTTCTCCCCTGGATTTGTATGGAAAATGAAGAGCAGTCACTTAAAATGATTGAAAAAACAAAAGCAAAAATTACTATGGGACATCTTGAACTTCAAGGTTTTAGTCCTCATAGGGGATTCGTTATGGATCATGGTTTGGAAAGTAATTTATTTGATAAATTTGAACTTGTTTTTTCGGGTCACTATCATACACGATCTAATAACGGAACAGTGTTCTACACAGGAAATCCTTATGAGATTTATTGGACCGATGTAAATGATACTCGCGGATTCACTATTTTTGACACGGAAACGTTAGAACACACTTCAATTAATAATCCTTATAAAATGTTTTACAACATTTATTATGAGGATACTAATTATCAAACATTTGATACTCGCGAATATGAAAACAAAATTGTAAAAGTCATTGTTCGCAAAAAATCAGACACAAAAAAGTTTGAAAAATTTATTGATAAACTTCATTCCTCAAATATTGCAGAACTCAAAATTATTGAAAACTTTGATATTCAAAAACCTCAAGATTTTGAAGCATTTGAAAGTGAAGATACTATTTCTATCCTGAATAGATATATTGAGGAGGCAGAAATTAATCTTGATAAACCAATCATTCAAAAAATAATGCAAGAAATTTATCAAGAAGCATGTGAATTAGTTTAAATGTTTATTCTAACAATTAATGGTAGAGAAACCGAGGGAGCATATTCTGTAATTAATGATGAAGGAGATCATATTTTGTATCTCTTTCAAGAAGAAGATGATGCAGTTCGTTATGCCATGATGTTGGAAGAAGATGATTACCCAGAAATGCATGTAATTGAAATTGAAGATGAAGTAATGGTAAAAACTTGCGAAATGCATGGATATCAGTATACTGTTATTACTCCCAATGATATTGTAATTCCCCCAAACACTGAACATGATTTTATTTAAGACTATTCGTTGGAAAAACTTTTTGAGTACAGGAACGCAGTACACTGAAGTTGACTTTACAAAAAATAAAACAAATCTCATTGTAGGTACAAATGGAGCAGGAAAAAGCACTGTTCTAGACGCACTGACTTTTTCTTTGTTTGGAAAACCATTTCGTAAGATTAATAAACCTCAACTTGTTAATTCTGTAAATGAAAAAGACTGTAGGGTTGAGGTGGAATTTACTATTGGAAATACTGAGTGGAAAGTTGTAAGAGGAATTAAGCCAGCGATTTTTGAGATTTGGAGAAATAATAGTGCTCTAGATCAATCTTCGGCTGCTTTGGATCAACAAAAGTGGTTGGAACAAAATGTTCTTAAAATGAACTATAAGTCCTTTACCCAAATTGTAATTTTGGGTTCTAGTACTTTTGTTCCTTTTATGCAACTTTCTGCAGCTCACCGTAGAGAGGTGATCGAAGATCTTCTTGACATTAAAATCTTTTCATCTATGAATACGGTGATCAAGGAAAAGATTCGCCAAATAAAAGAAGAAATTAAAGTTTTTGAATTGAAGAAAGAATCTCTTCTTGATAAAGTCAAGATGCAGCAAAGTTTTATTGAGGAACTTGAAAATAGGGGAAAGAAAGATATTGATGATAAACACGTTTCTATCATGTCTTTGTCTGAGGAAATCGGTCATTTGATGGAAGATAATTCTTCTTTAGAAGAACCTCTTTATGGGCATATTAGAGAGCAAGATAAACTGGTGGGATATGCAGATAAACTTCGTAAGTTGGGAAACCTAAAGGGCAAAATCTCTCAAAAGGTATCAACAATTACTAAAGAGCATAAGTTCTTCACAGAGAATACGGTATGCCCTACCTGCACACAGTCTATCGAAGAGACCTTCAGAATAAATAGAATTAACGACGCTCAATCTAAAGCAAAGGAGTTGCAATCTGGATATAAAGAACTAGAGGAGGCAATTAAAGAGGAAGAAGAACGAGAGCGTCAATTCAATACTCTGTCTAAGGAGATTTCAAAACTAACGAATGGCATTTCTCAAAATAATATTAAGATTAACGGATTACGGAGACAAATCCAAAATCTTGAAAAGGAAATTCAAGTTCTTACCGAGAACCTTGCAAACCGAAATTCTGAACATGAGAAGTTAGAATCCTTCAAAGACAATCTAAAAACTACATACGACGAACTAGCTTCCAAAAAAGACACAATCAACTATTACGATTTTTCGTATAGTTTGCTCAAAGACGGTGGAGTAAAGTCCAAAATCATTAAGAAGTATCTACCGCTGATAAATCAGCAAGTCAACCGTTATCTTCAGATGATGGATTTCTATATTAACTTCACACTTGATGAGGAATTTAACGAAACCGTCCAGTCGCCTATTCACGAAGATTTTTCATATGCTTCTTTTAGTGAAGGAGAAAAACAAAGAATCGATTTAGCACTTCTTTTTACTTGGAGAGAAGTTGCGAGAATGAAAAACTCTGTCAACACTAACTTAATGATTCTTGATGAAATTTTTGATAGTTCTTTGGATTCTACTGGAACTGAAGAGTTTCTTAAAATTATTCGTTATGTAATCAAAGACGCAAATATTTTTGTAATCTCACACAAGACTGGTATGGAGGACAAATTTGAAAGTGTCATAAACTTTGAGAAAGTCAAAGGTTTTTCGCATATGGTGGTCTGAATCACTCAAGAACAATGCAAGTCCCAAACTGGAAGCATCATTCCAAGAAAGAACAAAAACGAAAACTTAAACCGCAAGCACTTCGGCAAGCAAAAGCACGACTCGCCCAGTTCAAAAAGCGTCACACGGGTCGCCCAAAAGGCGACCTTTCGTTTTATGATGGTCTCATACGAAACGAATCCTATGGCAGTCTCTCACGAAATCAAATCCCAACTTGCCAAACTGCTTGCTACAGAAGATCTGGTGGTGGAGCACAAAAAGGTCTCTACTGCTTGCTTTAATGTCCATACTCGCGTTCTGACTCTGCCTTTGTGGGAAAAAGCAAGCAGTCTCGTGTATGACCTTCTGGTGGGTCACGAGGTTGGTCATGCTCTCTTTACTCCAGATGAGGATTGGACCGAGACTGTAAAGGTTCCTCTACAGTTTGTGAATGTTGTTGAGGATGCTCGTATTGAAAAACTGATGAAACGCAAGTACGCTGGACTTGCAAAGACTTTCTTTAATGCTTATAAAGAACTGAACGAAGAAGATTTTTTCAAACTTGAAGAAGAGGATATTTCTACTTTCAATCTTGCAGACCGTGCAAACCTTTATTTTAAGATTGGTAATTTTATTACTCTGGATTTCAAACCAGAAGAGCAAGAAATTATTAATCTGATTGGTGCTTGTGAAAGTTTTGCAGATGCGCTAATTGCTGCAGAAGAACTTTATAAGTATTGTAAGAAAGAAAAAGAGAAACGCCAAAAGGTTGCTGACTTTGATTCCCATGAGATTAAAGGAAATTCTCAGTCTCCTGCAAGTGATTTTGTGGAGAGTAATGACTCCTCCTCCGAACAAGAAGGTGAGAGTGATAACTCTTCCAATCAGGAGTCATCTGAGTCCTATGGTGGAACCGCTCAAGGTGATGAAACTCCAGTAAAATCTGAAAAAACTCAAGATGAACCTAAAGTTCGCACTGCGGAATCTTTAGAGGATAATATTCGTGACCTTGTTGGTAATAATCTGGATGAAAATGTTTATATTGAGGTTCCTCAAGTAAATCTTAGTACTATTGTTGGTAAAAACTTTGAAGTTCACAAAGATATTGATGATTCATTTACTCATCAGCAAAAAATTCATAATGAACATGCTGAGAGACAAAATTATACTCCAGCAAACCTTTATAAAGAATCTGATATTGACTTCAAAAAGTTCAAGTCTTCTGCACAGAAGGAAGTTAATTATCTAGTGAAAGAGTTTGAGTGTCGCAAGGCAGCTGATCAGTATGCTCGCGCATCAACTGCTCGCACTGGTGTTCTTGATACTTCGCGTCTTCATACCTACAAATATAACGAAGATCTCTTTAAAAAAGTCTCTGTGATTCCTGATGGTAAGAATCATGGTCTGGTATTTGTTCTGGACTGGAGTGGTTCTATGTGTGATGTGATGCTTGATACTTGCAAACAACTTTTTAATCTTGTTTGGTTCTGCAAGAAAGTTTCCATTCCTTTTGAGGTTTATGCTTTCACTAATGAATGGCGTCGTGGTGAGTATGATTATGAAAATGATCGTTATCTTGCCGCAGACCGCACTCCCCACTATCAGAAGAAAGATGGACTTTTAGTTGTTGATGAAACTTTTGCTATGATGAATATTCTTACTAGTAAAGTTTCTGGTAAAGAACTGGAACACCAAATGCTTAACATTTGGCGTCTTGCTTATTGTTTTGGTAGAACTTATAGTTCTCCTTATACTTACTCAAATCGTCTTGCTCTATCTGGAACTCCTCTGAATGAAGCACTAATTGCTCTTCATCAAATTCTTCCTAAGTTTCAAAAGGAGAATAAACTGCAGAAAGTTCAGTGTATTGTTCTGACTGATGGTGAAGCAAATCAACTCGTTCATCATAAAGAAGTCAAACGTCAGTGGGAAAAGAAACCATTTCTTGGAACTGGATATATTAATCCCATGAGCACATTTCTCCGTGACCGCAAACTTGGAACTACCTATCAACTTAGATATTGTTATCATGAGTTTACTGATGTTCTTCTCAGGAATCTGAAAGATAAGTTCACTTCTATAAACTTTATTGGTATTCGTGTTCTTGAAAGTCGCCATTTTAGTCGGTTTGTTCAAATGTATCACTCCCAACTTGATAAGCAGTATGAGAAAATCCAAAGTGATTGGAAGAAACTGAAGAGTTTCACTATTACCAACTCTGGTTATGATGCATACTTTGGAATGTCTGCATCTGCACTTGCTCAAGATACTGAGTTTGATGTTCATGAATGTGCAACTAAAGCACAAATCAAATCTGCTTTTGTCAAGTCTCTGAAGACTAAAAAACTAAATAAAAAAGTATTAGGAGAATTTATTTCTTTGGTAGCATGAAAACATTCCAAGAATTTATAGCAGAGTGCTGCTCAATCCAAGAAACTTCTCTGAATAGAGTTCGCTCAAAATCAGAGAAGGGTGGTATGGCAATCATGTCTGCTCAAAGAGGTGATAAGTCAAAAACAGAAAACAAAGCACGTTCAAAACAACTAGAAAAAGATATTAGAGGTGCTGGTCTTCCCGGACCTACTAAAGTATCTGGACGTTATACTGAGAACCCAGGAACACCCCAAGAGAAAAAAGTTGGCGAGAAATCACACGTAATTTCTTCTGGTAAGAAAGGTAAAAGGGCATTCAAGAAAGCAGTCACTAAGCTTGGTAAAAAGTACAATCAAGATTCTGTTCTGATTCAAAAGAAACCAAAAGGTGGCGCTCAACTGGTTGGTACTAATAAGTCTTGGCCAGGTGAGGGTAAACGTGTTAAAGTTGGTAAAATGAACCCAGGCAGGACTGGAGAATTTGATACTAAAGTCAAGAACAAAACATTTACTTATGAAGAGTATGAAAACTAAATTTCCATTTGAGCACGTCGTAAAATACGACACTAAAGAAGTATGGATTAAATGTAGTAGTAGTACAACTGCTATGGGTATCCCTGCACTTGTAGAAAAGTATTATCCGGGATATGTGGGTCATATTGCTAGTTCTGATTACCTTGAAGAACTCAGGAACCAGTTGGTAAACTGACCACGGGGGGTCCTTTTGACTCCCTTTTTCGTTTATAATGACTAGGTTGAAACAAAACAAACATGACACTCTCTTCCGACTACATCCGCACTTCTCTTCAAGCACTCTATGGTAACAATGTTACTGGCGCAGATATTCGTGCGTGGTGTGTTCTGAATGATTCTAACTACCAGACTGTGACTAAAAAACTAGATCAATTTAAAGTTGGTCGTGGTAAGTGGAATCTTGAAGTAACTCAACAAAAAGTAGAAGAAATCGAACGTACTTTCCAAGCACCTGCTGTGGTTCCTCCTGTAGAGCAAAACCTTATTCCTGATAAAGATGATACCTTCGTCAAGTTTGGTAACTTTGGTGATATTAAAAAAATTATTCAGTCCCGTATCTTTTATCCTGCGTTCATTACGGGTCTTTCGGGTAACGGTAAAACGTTCTCGGTGGAGCAGGCGTGTTCTCAACTTAAGCGTGAACTGATTCGTGTCAACATTACCATTGAGACTGATGAGGATGATTTGATCGGTGGTTTCCGTCTTGTGAATGGAGAGACTGTTTGGCACAATGGTCCTGTGGTGGAAGCACTTGAGCGTGGCGCTGTGTTGCTTCTGGATGAGATTGACCTTGCATCTAATAAGATTCTGTGTCTCCAGTCTATTCTGGAAGGTAAGGGGGTTTTTCTGAAAAAGATTGGACGTTACGTTAAACCTGCCGCTGGTTTCAATGTAGTAGCTACTGCCAACACCAAGGGTAAGGGTTCTGATGACGGACGCTTCATCGGCACAAACGTTCTCAACGAAGCATTCCTTGAGCGTTTCCCTGTGACCCTTGAGCAGTCCTATCCCGCTCCCAGCACCGAGCAGAAGATCCTGGAAGGCGTCTCTCTAGACCTTGGCGTGGAAGACCGCGATTTCTGCAAGCGCCTTGTGGACTGGGCAGACATCATTCGCAAGACCTTCTACGATGGTGGCATTGAAGAAATCATCAGTACCCGTCGCCTAGTTCACATTATCCGCGCTTACAGCATCTTCCAAGATAAGGCAAAGGCAATCCAAGTGTGTGTGAACCGATTTGATGACGAAACCAAGCAAGCATTCCTTGAACTTTATGATAAGGTGGACGCTGATTTCCAAATGCCTCCTCAACCTGAACTGACTGTAGAATACGTTGACTATCCTCCTCAAATTTGATAGAATGTTGTGAGGTAAAAAGTGCCTCTTCTTTTTTTATGTTTGATTCAAATTTTACTATTACTATGCCTGAAAACACAAACACAAACACAAACACAAACACAAATGCTAATGGTTTCTGGAAATACAACGAAGACAAAATCCTGAAACAACTTGAACAATATATTGCTGGTACTTATGGTCAGCATTATGTTGATAGGACTGGCGGTGGAACTGAACAAACCCTTGATAAGATTAAACATAATCGTCGTGAAGGTTTCTGTGCTGGTAACATCACTAAGTACACTGATCGTTATGATACAAAAGGAACTCCTCGTGCCGACTTGTTCAAAGTATTGCACTACACTATTCTTTTGATTAATCATCTCAATCTCGTTGAAAACAAGTAAAACTCAAACCTCAAATTATGAAACTCTCTGATAAAACTCTGACTCTTCTAAAGAACTTCTCTTCTATTAATCAGTCTATTCTGTTTAAGGAAGGTAGTTCTCTTCGTACTATTTCTGTAATGAAGAATATTCTTGCAGAGGCGACGATTGAAGAAGAACTCCCTAAAGATTTTGGTATCTATGATTTGAACCAGTTTCTGAACGGACTTAACCTCCATCAAAATGCCGAACTTGACTTTGAAAACGATAATTATGTTGTTATTCGTGAAGGAAGGTCACGCTCAAAATATTTCTTTGCGGATCCTAATGTAATCGTCACTCCTCCCGACAAATCTATTTCACTTCCTTCAGAAGATGTTTGTTTCGTTCTTGATACCAAGGAACTTGATAAACTCCTTAAAGCTGCTGCTGTGTATCAACTTCCTGACCTGTCTGTGGTTGGTGAAGCAGGTGTGGTAAAACTGGTGGTTCGTGATAAAAAGAACGATACATCCAATGACTTCTCCGTGATTGTTGGCGAAACTGACGAGGTATTCACCTTTAATTTTAAAGTTGAGAACATTAAGATTATTCCTGGTTCATATGAGGTTGTGATTTCTTCTAAACTTTTGTCACGGTTTAAGAATACTGGGTTCGATGTGACCTATTATATTGCTATGGAACCTGATTCTACTTTTGGTTGATGAACATCTTCGTTACTTCTCCTTGGCCCGCTGAGAGTGCCATTTGCCTTCCAGACAAACACGTTGTCAAAATGCCTCTAGAGTGCTGTCAGATGCTCTCTATCGTGGCTTCCGAGAAGTGGGGTTATGGGTACGGCACTCTCCCCAAGGCAGATGGAACCCCTTACAAGACCGAGAAAGGAGCATTCCGCAATCATCCCTGCACCAAGTGGGCAATGGAGAGTATCCATAATGCCTACTGGTTAATTAAGTGGGGACTGAACTTGTCTGACGAATACTGCCTGCGGTATAATAAAACTCACTCTTGTTATAAAACTCTTGTGGAGGCATATTACTTGTTTCCAAAGGGTAAGATTACAGAAGTGACTCCATTTGCTCGTGCTATGCCCGAGGAGTGGAAGTTTGACGACACTATTGATACATTTGAAGCATACAGGAAATATATCGCATCCAAACCTTGGGTTGCTGATAATTACCTTCGTATGCCCGAACGAAAACCTGATTGGATTTAATTATGGCAAGTGAATTTCTTCTCACCGAAAAATACCGTCCTCAAGTAATTGATGACTGTATTCTTCCTGACGATACTAAAAAAACATTTAAGGAGTTTGTAGGGAAGGGTGAGATCCCAAATCTCCTTCTTGCTGGACCTCCTGGTATTGGTAAAACGACTATTGCAAAAGCACTATGCAATGAACTGGGCGCAGATTATTATGTCATCAACGGATCCGACGAAGGACGTTTCCTGGATACTGTACGGAACCAAGCGAAGAACTTTGCTTCGACCGTCTCACTTACGGGATCTTCTAAACACAAAGTCATCATCATCGATGAGGCAGATAACACAGGCAACGACGTACAACTCCTACTACGGGCAAATATTGAGGCATTTTATAACAACTGCCGATTCATCTTCACCTGCAACTACAAGAACAAAATTATTGAACCTCTCCATTCCCGATGTGCCGTCATCGACTTCACAATCAAAGGGAAGCAAAGAGTTCAACTTGCAGGAAGTTTCTTTCAACGACTTCAAACAATCTTGGATAAGGAAAAGATTGAGTATGATCAAAAAGTCGTTGCGGAACTTGTTTCGAAACACTTCCCTGACTTCAGGCGAGTCCTCAATGAAATTCAGCGATACTCTACTGGAGGTAAAATTGACGCGGGAATTCTTGCATCTTTCTCAGACATCTCTGTAAATGAACTCATCAAAAACCTTAAAGAAAAGAACTTCACCGAAGTACGCAAGTGGGTGGTCTCCAACTTGGACAACGATGCTTCTAGTTTACTTCGTAGGGTGTATGACGCCTGTTATGATTGCCTTAGTTCCCAATCTATCCCTGCTGCCGTTCTTGTTATTGCTAAGTATCAATACCAATGTGCGTTCGTGGCTGATCAGGAAATTAACCTCTTAGCAGCATTAACTGAATTGATGTGTGAGGTTGAGTTCAAATGAAATCTCTTAAAACCCCTCTTCGTTATCCGGGCGGTAAGTCCCGTGCCTGCATCAAGATGGATCCTTACTTTCCAGATCTTCGCAATTATGATGAGTTTCGTGAACCATTTCTTGGTGGTGGAAGTGTTGCAATTTATATTACTAAAAAATATCCTTACCTAGATATTTGGGTAAATGATCTTTATGAACCTCTAGTGAACTTCTGGCAACAACTCCAGATGTTTGGAACTGATATTAAAGATAAACTTGTAGATCTTAAGACGACAAACAATACTCCAGTCTTGGCAAAAGAACTTTTTCTTAAAGCAAAGGAGCAAGTTAATAATAAAGATTTGTCAAGTATTGATCGTGCTGTGGCTTTTTATGTTATTAATAAGTGTAGTTTTAGTGGTCTCACAGAGAGTTCATCATTTTCCCAGCAAGCATCCAACTCCAACTTCAGTTTGCGCGGGATCGAAAAACTGCCTGCATATTCTTCGTTGATTTCAAAGTGGCGTATAACTAATTATTCCTACGATTACCTTATGGATGGAAATAATGGTACCTTTATGTATCTCGATCCTCCTTATGACATTAAGGATAATCTCTATGGGAACAAAGGATCGATGCACAAAGGATTTGATCACGATAAGTTTGCTACTGATTGCGATTCCAACGATATGGATATGTTGGTAAGTTATAATTCAGATCAACTTGTCAAGGATCGCTTCAAGGACTGGAATGCTGCTGAGTTTGATTTGACTTATACCATGCGTTCAGTTGGTGAATATATGCGTGAGCAAAAACAACGTAAAGAACTGCTGCTATTTAATTATGGAATTGAAGGACTGGTTAAACTCGATTAATTTTACAAAAGAAAACCTATCAGAAGATATTAGTTCATATCCTCCTTATATTATTAATAAATGTTTATCCGGGCATATTGATACTATTCTTTTTGCAAATGAAATGAATATGCATCATCGACTGGACAAAGATATGCAATATTTGTTTTATCTAAATAGTCTAAGGAAAAAGAAGAGATTTTCTCCCTGGATCCGTAAGGATAAAATCAAAGATCTAGAATGCGTTAAGCAATACTATGGTTATAGTAATGAAAAGGCATCTCAAGCTTTGAAGATTCTAAATAAAGAACAACTTAATTTTATTAAACAACGACTTGAAATTGGAGGAACAAAATGACTACTGCTCATCAAACAGTAGAACCTGAAGTCCATTGGTCTTCGGACCAAATGGTAGAGGTAATTCTTAATGAACCTGATGACTTCCTCAAGGTTCGTGAAACTTTGACTCGTATCGGAGTTGCTTCGCGTAAGGAGAAAAAACTCTATCAATCTTGCCATATTCTTCATAAGCAAGGTAGATATTATATTGTTCACTTTAAGGAATTGTTTGCTCTAGATGGCAAACACGCTAACTTAACAGTAAATGACGTTCAGCGCCGTAATCGTATCGCTAGACTTCTTGCTGACTGGGGACTCATCACTGTAGTTAATCAGGATAAAGTTGCGGACATTGCCCCATTGAATCAAATTAAAGTTCTTTCTTATAAAGATAAAGGTGATTGGATTCTTGAGCAAAAGTATAATATTGGTAAGAAAGGAAAAAGTCAGGAAACCGAATAAATAAGTATGAGACTCTTTTCGTGCGGTCTCTACAAAAGTCGGAACACCCTAAAGAGAAGTTCGGTTTTTACCGTTCTTCTCTTTTTTGATTTATGGTTAAATAGTAATGGATGCCGAAAGGGTCCACAAAACATAAACTCGCTTTTAAAGGAGCTACCATAATGACTAACCTTGCAACTTCTAGGTTTACATCTGCGGATATTCCTGCCTTAATGGAAAAAATTACCCGCAATAGCATTGGAATGGATGAATACTTTGATCGCTTGTTTCATCTACACGAAACAACTTCTAATTATCCTCCATACAACCTTGTCCAAGTCAGTAATGTGGAATCAAGACTTGAACTTGCACTTGCAGGATTTAAAAAGAAAGAAGTCTATGTTTATACGCAAGATGGAAAACTTTTCATTGAGGGGCAAAAGGAAGATAAAGAAACTGATACCAACTACGTCCATAAGGGATTGGCTCAACGATCTTTCAAAAGAGCGTGGACACTTGCAGACGATACGGAAGTCGCAGATGTGTTATTTGAAGATGGACTCCTCTCTATCAACTTGAAAAAGATTGTTCCTGATCACCATAAGAGAAAGGACTATCTATAAATATATTTGAATATCGTCGGCGCGAGGAGCACCTGGCAAAATCCAGGTTGACTCCTCCTTTTTTTATTGGTAGAATAATGAGAGGTATGAGACTGAAATGACTAAAATACTGGTGTTAGCAAATAATCTTATTTTGATTAGTAAGATTGAAGAAGTTACTTCAGAACTTGGAGAACCTGATTGTAAACTTACAAAACCTTTTGTGGTTAAGGGAGATCAAACTTTAGAACCCTTTCTTTGTGGTTATACAAAGCAGTCTACTTTTATGATTAGTTCGGATAAGATTTTAACACTTGCCGATCCAACTCCGACTCTACTTGAAAAATATGAGGATCTGATTAAAGAATGAGATTTTACACTAATGTTCAGTTGATTGGAAATCAGTTTTTGGTTCGTGGAGTAGAAAATGACAAAAGATTTGAAACAAGAGATGAGTTCTTCCCAACTCTTTATGTAAAAACTAAAAAAGACTCCAAATATAGAACATTAAGTGGAGAGGCAGTAGAATCAATTAATCCAGGCACAGTTAAAGATTGTCGTGAGTTCTATAAAAAATACGATGAAATTGATGGATTTGAGATCTATGGAAATGATCGATATATCTATCAATACATTTCAGAAAAGTACCCAGAGAATGAAATCAAGTTTGATATTAGTAAAATTAAACTTGTAACTCTGGATATTGAGGTTGCATCAGAGCAAGGATTCCCTGATGTAGAATCTTGTTCTGAAGAAATTCTTGCAATTACAATTCAAGATTATACTACTAAGGAAATTATTACTTGGGGAGTCAAACCATTTAATAACAAACAGAGTAATGTAACTTATAATTACTGTCCAAGTGAATATGAACTTCTCAATAATTTTATTAATTATTGGATGGTTGATGTTCCTGATGTGGTGACCGGTTGGAATATTCAGTTATATGATATTCCTTACATCTGCAAAAGATTGAACCGTGTTCTTGGTGAGAAACTAATGAAGCGTTTCTCCAACTGGGGACTTGTAACTGAAGGAGAAATTTATATCAATGGACGTAAGCATACGTCATTTGATGTCGGCGGAATGACTCAACTTGATTATCTTGATCTTTATAAGAAGTTTACTTATAAAGCACAGGAATCATATCGTCTCGATTACATTGCCGAAGTAGAACTAGGTCAGAAGAAACTTGATCACTCAGAGTTTGATACATTCAAAGATTTTTATACTCAAGGTTGGCAAAAATTTATTGAGTATAACATTGTTGACGTAGAACTTGTTGACCGTTTGGAGGACAAGATGAAGTTGATTGAACTTGCTCTTACGATGGCATATGACGCAAAAGTGAATTATGCTGATGTGTTCTATCAAGTTCGTATGTGGGATAACATTATCTATAATTATCTCAAAAAAAGAAATATTGTTATTCCTCCAAGAAGTAAAACTCAAAAGAATGAGAAATATGCAGGTGCTTATGTAAAAGAACCAAAACCAGGTAAGTATGATTGGGTGGTGAACTTTGACTTGAACAGTCTATATCCTCACTTGATTATGCAATACAACATCTCGCCAGAAACTCTTATGGAAGAGAGGCACCCAACTGTTACTGTAGATAAAATTCTAAATCAGGACATTAGTTTTGAAATGTACAGTGATTATGCTGTTTGTGCTAATGGTGCAATGTTCCGTAAAGATGTTCGCGGATTTCTTCCAGAACTGATGGAAAAGATGTATCAAGACCGAGTAATCTTCAAAAAGAAGATGATTGATGCAAAGAAGCAATATGAGAAAACCAAGAATAAAGAACTTGTAAAAGAGATTGCTCGTTGCAACAATATTCAGATGGCAAAAAAGATTTCTCTTAACTCTGCTTATGGTGCCATTGGTAATCAGTATTTTCGATATTACAAACTTGAAAATGCGGAAGCAATCACTTTAAGTGGTCAAGTTTCAATCCGTTGGATTGAAGAAAAAATGAATTCTTATTTAAATAAAATTCTCAAGACAAATGATGTTGATTACGTTATTGCTTCGGATACTGATTCTATCTATCTTAATATGGGTCCTTTGGTTGAGACTGTATACAAAGGAAGAGAGAAAACTACTGAAAGCGTTGTTTCGTTCCTTGATAAGGTCGCTTCTTTGGAACTTGAAAAATATATTGAAGGTTCTTACCAAGAACTGGCAGAGTATGTAAATGCGTATGACCAGAAGATGCAGATGAAGAGAGAAAACATTGCTGACCGTGGAATCTGGACTGCTAAGAAAAGATACATTCTCAATGTATGGGATAGTGAAGGTGTTCGTTATGAAGAGCCTAAACTGAAAATGATGGGCATTGAAGCGGTCAAATCTTCCACACCTGCACCTTGTCGAAAAATGATTAAGGATGCACTTAAATTGATGATGAGTGGAACTGAAGATGAAGTGATTGAGTTTATTGATAAATGTCGCCGCGAATTTAGGACACTTCCACCAGAATCTATCTCTTTTCCACGGTCAGCTTCTGATGTTCAAAAATATTCATCTTCTTCAAACATTTATGCCCCAAAAACTCCTATTCATGTTCGTGGAGCACTATTGTTCAATTATTTTATCAAACAAAATAAACTCACTAACAAGTACTCTTTAATTCAAAATGGCGAAAAAATTAAATTTATTTATTTGAAAAAACCAAATCATATTCATGAGAATGTAATTTCATTCATTCAAGAATTTCCCAAGGAACTTAATCTTGACAGATACATAGATTATGACTTACAATTTGAGAAAGCATTTCTAGAACCACTCAAAATTATTCTTGATGCAATTGGGTGGAATGTAGAAAAAACTGTAAACCTTGATTCATTTTTCTGCTAATGAAAAAACTATGTAGAATTTTTAACAGACTGACAGCGTGGATGGTAAAAGATACTGATGTAATGGTCAGGAATAGTGATGGGTGGGCAGATGATGTTTTCTATCAAATTAAGATGGCAACCCCATCTCCAGAAACTAAAACCATTTCTTATATTGATAAAGACACAAATATTATGAGTCCATTTCCAGAAGTATCTGGAACTACTACTATTGGTGGAATTAGTACTGATATTGTTGCTGATATTGTTGATGGTATTAGTAACTGGGTAAATGATATGGACGTTTATATCCGAATACAGAAAGTGAGCCGTAATGGTGATCCTATTGGAAAGGCACTTCTTATGTGTTTTACTAATCCTAGTATAGGGTGCCCTTGGTTTTCTATTCAGAGAAGTGATGATAGTTTGTACTATTTTGAAAAATCACTTTATGAAAATCAGGGTGTTGGTGTTCTGGATGCCTTCGATGATGAAACATCTCTTACTATCACTAGACAAGGTGATACTGACGTAAAAAACTGGAAAATTGATATTGGTTGATATGGACTTTCTTAAAGATATTGTAAAAGAAATTGGCGGCGAGTATACACAACTTGCTGCAGACATTGATGAAACTGAGACTTATGTTGACACGGGTTCATACATTTTTAATGCACTGGTTTCAGGTAGCATATTTGGCGGTGTATCTGGGAATAAGATTACTGCTATTGCTGGAGAGTCTAGTACTGGAAAAACTTTCTTCAGCCTCGCCGTTGTTAAGAATTTTCTCAATAATAATCCCAATGGTTATTGTCTCTACTTTGATACTGAGGCTGCTATTACCAAATCTCTATTAGAATCTCGTGGAATTGATACTACTCGTTTGGTTGTTGTTAATGTTGTTACTGTCGAAGAGTTTCGTGGAAAGGCGCTCAAAGCAGTAGACCTGTATATGAAAAAACCTGAGGGAGAGCGCAGCCCTTGTATGTTTGTGCTAGACTCTTTGGGTATGCTTTCGACTAGTAAAGAGATTAATGATGCTCTGAATGATAAAGAAGTTCGGGACATGACCAAATCACAATTGATTAAAGGTGCATTTCGTATGCTTACTCTAAAACTTGGTCAAGCAAATATTCCAATGATCGTTACTAACCACACTTATGATGTTATCGGATCTTACGTACCAACTAAAGAAATGGGTGGAGGCAGCGGACTCAAGTACGCAGCGTCTTCAATCATTTATCTCAGCAAAAAGAAAGAAAAGGATGGAACGGAAGTGGTCGGAAATATTATCAAGGCTAAGACTGCTAAATCGCGTTTGAGTAAGGAGAATAAAGATGTTGAAGTCCGTTTGTATTATGATGATCGCGGTCTTGATCGTTACTATGGTCTTCTGGAACTTGGTGAGATTGGTGGACTCTGGAAGAATGTAGCAGGGCGTTATGAGATTGATGGTAAGAAAATTTATGCTAAGCAGATTCTAAAGGAACCTGAAGAATATTTTACCGAAGAGGTAATGCAAAAGTTGGACGAAATCGCACGTAAGGAATTTAGTTATGGAGAAAGTTGAGTTTCTAATTCTTAGAAACCTGATACATAATGAAAAATATATCCGAAAAGTAATACCATTTATTAAATCTGAATATTTTGAAGATACTAACCAAAGAGTTGTGTTTGAAGAAATACTTTCTTTTGTTCAAGAATATAACCAACCAGCAACAAAAGAAGTTCTTTGTATTGAGATTGAAAAAAGATCTGATATCAATGAACAATCTTTCAAAGAAATTGCTCAAATAATTTCTTGCTTAGAAGATGTTACCACAGAGTTTAATTGGTTGGTTGATACCACAGAAAAATGGTGTCGTGACCGTGCCATTTATTTGGCACTTATGGAATCTATTCATATTGCTGATGGAAATGGTGAAAAGAAGAATCGTGACAGCATTCCTTCTATTCTTTCTGATGCTCTTGCTGTAAGTTTTGATAATCATGTAGGTCACGATTATCTTCAAGATTATGAACAAAGATACGAATCATATCATAAAAAGGAGGATAAAATTGAATTTGATCTTGAGTACTTTAATAAAATCACGAAAGGTGGTCTTCCTAGCAAAACTCTTAACGTCGCTCTTGCTGGTACGGGTGTCGGGAAATCTCTATTCATGTGCCATGTGGCTAGCTCCGTCTTGCTCCAAGGACGGAACGTTCTGTACATTACGCTGGAAATGGCAGAAGAACGCATTGCTGAAAGAATTGACGCAAACCTCCTGAACGTCCCTATTCAAGATATTGGAAATCTTCCGAAGCAAATGTTTGCGAATAAGGTCACAAATCTTGCAAAGAAAACTCAAGGAACTCTAATTATCAAAGAATACCCAACTGCATCTGCACACTCTGGTCATTTCAAGGCACTTCTTAATGAACTTGCACTTAAGAAATCATTTAGACCTGATATTATCTTTATTGATTATCTTAATATCTGTTCTTCTTCCAGGTTTAAAGGTGGCAGTAATGTAAATTCTTACACTCTAGTAAAGTCTATTGCCGAAGAACTCCGTGGTCTTGCTGTGGAATTCAATGTTCCTATTGTTAGTGCTACACAGACTACTCGTTCTGGTTATGGTTCCTCTGATGTTGAACTAACTGATACTTCAGAATCATTTGGTCTTCCTGCAACTGCTGACTTAATGTTTGCACTAATTTCTACAGAAGAACTTGAAGGTCTTGGGCAGATTCTTGTAAAACAACTTAAGAATCGTTATAATGACCCAACCATTCATAAACGTTTTGTAGTTGGTATTGATCGTGCAAAGATGCGTCTTTATGATTGCGAACAATCTGCTCAACAAGATATTCTTGACAATGGAAAGGATGAAGAGTATGATTATGAAGAAAAGAAACCTAAAAAAACATTTGAGGGATTTAAATTCTGATATGACTATTGATCTTAATAAGTATGTTGAGTTTGTCAATACAACAACCTCGAAACAAAGTAAAGAACACACTTCATTCATTGATCGTTTAATGGAACTTCGTCAAGAAGAGTTTCCCACTGAACGAATTCTTACTGCTGCTGTGGGGATGTCTGCTGAAGCTGGTGAGTTCACTGAGATTGTAAAGAAAATTATCTTTCAGGGTAAACCAGTAAACCAAGAAAATCTTTTTCATTTGAAGCGTGAACTTGGAGACATTATGTGGTATGTTTCTCAGGCGTGTCTTGGTTTGGATATCTCACTTGAAGAAATTATTCAGATGAACTTTGAGAAACTGAGTGCTCGTTATCCTGAAGGTGCTTTTGATGTTTATCGTTCTGAAAATCGTGTGGAGGGAGACCTGTGAGTAAAGAAAAACAAATAACACTTAAACTTAATGTTCGTTCAGCAGCAGCAGTTCGCCAAGTTCTATTTGATGCTCAGAAAGGATATACCTATGATGAAGTAAGTGTTCCTCCTCGTGTAACTGATATTCGTAGAGTGATTCAACAAATTGATGATAATATCGGTGCTGCTCTTGGTGCTTGACTTTTAACTCCTTCGGGAGTTTTTTTTGTATAAATAACTAAAAAGTATTTGTAAAAAAATGGATACCAAAAAATTCCTAGGATTGATGGAAGCATATTCTGAGGTTTATTCTCCTCAAAGAGAATTTGAACTTTGGGTAAATGAACTCGTGGAAGAGGGTTATGACCTCTCCGAATACACTTGGGATGAAATGTATGATATTTATGAAGCAGAAGGTTCCTATGGTGCCACTCCAAAGGCATATAGCGCAGCAAGAGATACCAAAATGACTGCAAAGAGAAAGCCTTTCCTTAAAAAGATGTTAAGCAGAACTAACCCTGCTAATAGAACTTCCTCATCATCTGACAGAAAAGGACTAACCGCTGACGATAGAGAAAGAGCAAGAGCAGGTTCTGCTCATGGTGTAGGTACTCGTCAAGACCACGATTACCCTTCTCAAGGTCCTGGTGGTGTAACTAAGAACCCCAAGAAACTCCGTAAGCAAAAAGCAATGGGTGAGAGTTACGATATCTTTGACGTAGTTCTTGAGTTCCTCTGTGCAGAAGGATATGCAGAAACTCTGGAAGAAGCGGAGTGGATGATGGCTAATGCACTAGATGCTGAAGATATTGAAGAAATCTTGGAAGCAGAAGGTTCTTATGGTCAGACACCTAAAGCAAGAACAGCAATGGGTAAACTTGAAGTTTCTAGAAGAACTAAACCTGTAGGTGAGTATAGTCAAAGAGGTGAAAAAACTAGGAAAGTGAAGGCAGCAGAGAAGCACAACCGTAGAATGGATAGTGGTCCTGATGTAGGAAATCGTGGTAAGAGATCCACCTCTCCTAGATGGTCTGGTTATCTGGGAGCAACTGGTAGAGGTAAGATGGATCAAGATTCTAGAGATTACGCAAGAGATAGGGATGTGGAATATGGTGCCGGTGAGAATAAGCCTGGTTCTGGTTCAGTAACCAGAAATCCTAAGAAACTCCGTAAGCAAAAAGCAATGGGTGAGCACGACTGATAAATAAATCGGAAGGTTGCTCTAACCCCTTGACTTTTTAGTTGAGGGGTTTTATAATATAAATAGCTCTAAATTAAGAGCTCATATGATACGTTCTTCTAATCCATCTAAAAATGCTTTAAGACAACGTAAGTGGAGAAAAGAAACTAAAAAACTTTTAGTTGAACAAAAGGGTGGATGCTGCTCTAAATGTGGTTACGATAAATGTATCGGAGCACTTGATTTTCATCATCCTACTGGTGAAGAAAAACTTGACAGATCATTACTGTTGAATGTAAGATCAATAGATAAGGTTTTGAAAGATGTAGAACCATTAGTTCTTTTATGTGCAAACTGTCATAGAGAAGAACATTATAACTCGGGGAATTAGCTCAGTTTGGTAGAGCGCCTGCTTTGCAAGCAGGATGTCAGCGGTTCGAGTCCGCTATTCTCCATTTCTAAATACTTAAAAAGTATTAATATAAATGGCTAGAAATACCGACCTAGCGGATGTTAATGAAATATATGTTGCATTTGTTTTGAATGGAAATAAATTTCCAGATTCCGCATCAGAGTCTCAATATAATAAAAAATTGGCAATGCTTACTGCAGAACAGGGTGAGCAGCAGATTGGTAGAGCAATTGTTATGGTGGAAGAATTTTTGAAATGGGCAAAGTCAAATGGATTTGATGGTATTGAAGAAACTTATTGGACTGCTCGCCCAGGATTTTCTTTTAAAGCAGTTGTTGGTGTTGATGTTAACCAAAGGAAAAATCCAACTGATGTTTTGGTAAAATTTAGGAAAGGGGGATTTCTTGGACTATCTGCAAAATCTACTTCTGGAAAGGGTGATATTGGATTTAAAAATCCGGGAGTAGGAACAATTGATTCTGATCTTGGATTGGGACTTAATGATATTAATAAAAAATCCCAGGATAAAATAATTAAAAGTTTTAAATTGCCAGCAGCTGCTCAAGCAAGAAAGACTGCAATTCGTGCAAATAAAGCATTGCAAAAAGAAACAGATTCTTTGGGTAGTATGGTGCTGAGTGAATGTAGAGATATTTTGCTTAAAAAATTAAATACAATGGATCAGGCAAAAAGAAGAGACTATATAATTAAAAGTTGGATAGATGCAAGTCAAGAACTTTATCCTCCATATGTAAAAGTTACTGGTAGAGGAACAAAGGCTCCATATTCTGCATCAGTAGAAGATCCTCTTAATAATCCAAAATTAAAAGCAATTTTGGATGATAGAATTAGTTTTGAAAGTGTTGGTAATGACTCTGTTGGAGTTAAAGCTGGATCTAAAAAAATTTTAAAAATGAGATTTAAATATGAATCCGAAAAACTTGCAAGTAGTTTAAAGATGTCTGGGGATCCCTGGTAATAAATAAGAGTATAATAATAACTAATATGAAAAGTTTTCTCAATTTTCTTACTGAAGCAAAAGAATCGCAAGCAGCAATGCAAGCGAAGAAACTTGGATATACTGGAGACGGTCACGGCGGATGGTTGGATCGTTCCGGTAAAGTTGTTGCGAGAACAGAAAAAGGAAAACTTAAGTATATTGATGGACGCCAACCAAAAGGTGCAGAAGAACCTGCAGCAGGAAGACAACCCACTAGTGCTGCTCCAACTGCACAACCAACTCAAGCAGCACAAGCACCTGCACCACAACCTCAAGCAGCACCAGGACAAGCACCAGAAGAGCAACCTGCAGAAGAACTGCCACCACTCACTGTTGTATTTGGTCGCTTCAATCCGCCAACAGTAGGACACGAAAAACTTCTTAAGTCTGCAAAAAGGATTTCTGCTGGTGGAGATATTAAAATTTATCCTTCAAGATCTCAAGATCCAAAGAAAAATCCTTTAGATCCTAATACTAAAGTTTCTTATATGAAGAAAATGTTTCCCGAATTTGAGGAGAACATTATCAATGATGAAGATATGAAAACCATTTTCAACGTTCTTGTCACTGCAAATGAAGATGGATACACTAATGTTAATATTGTAGTTGGATCTGATCGTCAAGCAGAGTTTGAAAATCTGGCACAAAAGTATAATGGAGATCTTTACAACTTTGATTTAATTCGTGTAGTTTCTGCAGGTGTAAGAGATGCAGATGCTGAAGGTGTTGAGGGAATGTCAGCATCTAAAATGAGAAAGGCAGTTATTGATGATGACTTCAAATCATTCCGCAGTGGAACTCCAAAGACACTTGATGATGGACAAACCCAAGCACTCTTTAATGCAGTCCGTCAAGGAATGGGAGTAAAGAAAGCAAAAGTCAAGAAAGAAAGTTTTGCTTTATGGGAAATTGCTCCAAAGTGTGATATGGAAAATCTTCGTGAAAATTATGTAAGAGGAAAGATTTTTAGAATCGGAGATAGAGTTCAAAACTTAAATACTGGATTAATTGGCGAAGTAATGCGTAGAGGAACAAATCATTTAATCTGCGTGACTGAAGAAGGTTATATGTTTAAGTCTTGGATTAAAGATTTGATGGAATATACTGAAGTAAAGATGGATAGAATGTTTAGAACTCCTGGAAAACCTAATACTCTTGCAGGAACAACTGGATATCTTAAGTATGCAGTTAAGCAGACTCCAGGTTCTACTTCAGGAAAAGAAAATCTTCAACCTGGTGGTAATGCATTCTTGAATTTCATAAATAAGTATAGAAAAAGTAAAGTAAGTGCTTAATTAAGATGTCTATTAACCCACTGAATGATATTTCAAAGGTTTATTTGGAGCAGGTTGCATCTGTTGAAGAAGGTGTAAGACCAGGAAATGTTGAAACTCCTCTCGATAAAGCAGCGTTCAAAAAGCGCAGAAGAAGTCTTGCTGGAAAAGAGAAAAGTGCTGAAGCAAGAGCAAGAGGGCACAGAGGTAAAGAATGGTATAACAGTGGTAGAACATATTCTCCAGATGAAGCAAAGAGAATGCGTTCAAAACTGGATGATGAAGAAAGAAGTACAAGACATCGTAGTGCTGTAGACCCTGAGGGTGATGATAGTAACTACTCTGCAGACAAGACGAAGAATCCTAAGAAACTCCGTAAGCAAAAAGCAATGGGAGAATCTGCAGTTCCCGGAAAACCTGCAGAAAGAGTTGGTGCTCTAACCGATATTGATGTTCCCCAATCTGAGCGCGATGCTGCAAGAGAGAGATTACTTGCAAAAGCAAAGGCAATGAGAGCAAAGAAAGGAATAAAGGAAGAAGATCGTAAGGTTGGTGGTGGAGTTAAAAAGGGCGGTGGATATGAAAGGGGATATGAAGCAATGAAAAGGGAAATCGAAAAGTTGGATAAAGGTGAAGAACCAGCTACTCGTCGTCGTTATAAAGAAATGAGAAATGAGGCATTAGATCCTGTAGGTAAAGAGGATAAGGATATTGATAATGATGGTGATAGTGATAAGAGTGATAAGTATCTCTTGAATCGTAGAAAGGTTCGTGGCGCTGCGATTTCAAAGAAGAGTGTAAAAGAAGGATACTCAAACTGGAGAGAAGATCTTTCTGAAATTTTAGAAGTAGTTTCTAAAGATAAAGGTGATGACAAGATTATTGAAAAAACAGTAAAGAATAAAATCAAGATCAACCCAAATATGGGTGAGGCAGTTGAAAATCTTGGTGGTACTCTTCTTGAAATGGTAGAGGTTGATGAAGTTGATTACATTGTAGAGAGTGTTTATGATGAACTTCTTGAGGAAGGATATGAAGAGGATGATATTGAAGAAGCTCTTGAGTTTGCACTGACTGAAGCAAAAGTAACCTTTGGTCACGATACTGATAAACCATATCAACACCAAAAGAAAACTGGATCTGGTAATTTAGTTAAAGCGGTCGGAAGACTTGCCAGACAAAAACTTGCTTCTAAAGTTCGCGATGCTAAGAAATCGGCATCTGCTGCAATCGTAAGGGGAGCAAGAAAAGTTGCTAAAGGTGCATTAGGTGTTGCTCGTAAAATAGAAAGTGGAGATACAAAACCAAGTCCAGCACAAACCAAAACTAGATCTGCATCGACTTATCGTGGTGCTGGGGCAGGTCAAAAAGAAAGAGTAAGTAGTGGTTCTTACACTCCACCTACCAAAAAGAAAGCAGAAAAACCTGCTGATCCTTGGAAGGGAAGTTCTACAGTTCCTCAAAAACCAAAACCAAAACCAAAAGCAGAAAAACCTGCTGATCCTTGGAAGGGAAGTTCTACAGTTCCTCAAAAACCAAAACCAAAAGCAGAAAAACCTTCTGATGGTAGTGTAACAACCCCACCAAAAGCAAAAGAAAAGACCCCACCAAAAGCAAAAGCAAAGACTACTAAAGTAAGTGGTGAAACTGCTAAGGCACCTGCAAAGAAAAAAAGAAAAAGTAAGTTAGATGATCTTCTTGCTAGCGTAAGAAGTGAGCAAGTGCAAATTGTCGAAAAGACTTTAACTGCTGCCGAGACTAAACAAAAAGAGAGAATTGTAAAGTCGATGAAAGATAAATCATCAGATTTTGAAAAGAGATACCCTGGTCGTGGTAAAGAAGTGATGTATGCCACTGCCACCAAAATGGCAAAGAAAATTGCAGAGCAGGCAATGGAAATTCAACCAAAAACGCAGCAGCAGTCTGGTCAGCAGAATGTTATGCAAAGGAAGGCATCGCAACAAAAAGATAAGCAAAAACAGCAAGAAGTTCAAATTCTTCAAAGAAAACTTCAAGCATTGAGATCTGCTCCTAGGGGTGTAGATACTGATATTACAGCTTGAATTCCTAAATAGAGAAGGATATCTTTTATAGGAGGTCATTATGGGAGTATTAGTAGAAGTTGTAAAACCACTTCTTATAGCAGCACTTAATTCCTGTCATACAAAAAGACTTGTATGCGAACTTCTTGATCGTTATGTGAATACAACTGATAATGATATTGATAATTTACTTGCTGGAACTGTAAGAACCGCACTTCTCAGAGATTGTAAGTAATTTAATAAACAAAATATTTTTTAAGAGACTCTTTTTTAGGGTCTCTATTTTTTATAAATAATTTTTAGCAAATAACTTTTACGGAAAAGAACATGGCACTCTGGGGAAACGATGACAACAAAGGATCTGGTGGTACAGTATCTTTAAATTATAGTACTCTTGAAGTCACTGGAACTGGAACTACTTTTGGGCAAGTTGGTGCTGCAGCAACTGGAGATGTGATTAGATTTGGTACTCGCGGTGATGGTGGAACCTATTTTGGAGATGCTGTAATTGTGGGTATTGCTAGCACAACTTCTCTTACTATCGATTCCACTGCAGGATTGAGTGGTGCCACTATTTCAGGAGCACAATTCTATATCAGTGAACTTCCAAAATATACAGTTCTTGATAGCACTTACAGCAATGCTAATGATAGTGCTCCTTCAATCTCTACACTAACAATTACAGGAACTGCTACTACCAATTCCGTTGTTGGGGTTCTTACCGTTTCTGTAGTACCTCCAAGTGGATTACTTGCAGGAGACTTCTTAGCAAATGGTGGTAACAATATTGTTATTTCTTCCTTAGGGACCTCAACCATTACTCTTGGATCTGCAATTTCTGTAGGGATTGAAACTGGTAATATTCTTACCTTCAGGAGATATGTCAATGGATATGATAAACAAGTTTATGGTATCTCAACAACTTCTGAATATCTTCCTGCAGAATACGGAGGGTTTGCTCACCAGGGTTGGGTTGGTGTAACTACATATGTTGATTGTCAGGGCAATTTTAGAGTTAAAACAGAAACTCTTGTTGCAATGTCTGGTATTAGCACTGGTGCTAACGGAATTCTTTATCCAACTGCACAGTGATTAATTTATGATCTTTAATGAATTGAATGAGGATAATTTCCTTATTTTTGCTATTAAAAATTATGAAAATCCTCAAGCAGTTACTAAAGAGGATTTTGAAAAAGACTTAAACTATTTTAAGTATATTAAGAGATTATTGAAAAGGTATAAAAGAGAAGGTGAACTTAAAACTCATCTTCTCTTGAACCATTTTATTATTCTCTATAATATTTTTGGAGAAGCAGCAACTCCTATGTTATTTTTTAAGATTGAAAAAGAATTGTGGTCAGCATTAAAATCTTTCATTATTTTTTTGAATAGACTACCTGAATATCCAAAATCCGGTATTCATAATATTCAAGTTGATCTTTATTGTTTAGAGGAACTTAACAAGATCTATAATGGAAAAGAAAAAACTTGATTGGATTATCTCTATAGTTAGAGAGGAAATGATGACTGCAAATCTTCCTGGTAAAGGAGGTGGTGTTGGGAGTGAAACTGATCCAACAGGAAAAGAAGGTCCTGCTGGTTTTGATCCTATAATGGGACTAAAAAGAAGAAAAGGTCCACAGATTAAACTTCCACCTGGTTCTCGTAAAAGGTGGATGAAATAAATAATAACAAAACTACTTGAGTTATTTGTTTTTAGTAGTGCGAAAAACAATAACTCACAAAAGAGAGATGTTCAATTCAAATACTTCTACAGACACTAAAATTGCTGTTTTGGAAGAGAGACTTTCTTCATATGAACTTTTTGCAAAAAAAATTGATGAAGCAATTCAAATTATGGGAAGGACCAATCAAAATATCAGTAAAATGCTTGCTGTCCATGAAGAAAGGATCGAACAATGCCACAAATCGGATGAGAATATTGGTAAATTGATAGAAGAATTAAAAATCGAAAATAAAACTTCCCATGATGCAGTAATTGCAAGAATAGAAAAGGTAGAAACTAAACTAGAGGAATTTGTAAAATATCGTTGGATAGTTATTGGTGTTTTTGCTGTTATTTCTTTTGCAATGTCTCAATCTCATATGGTTGTAGATATTTTGACTCCAGATGCTCAGCAAGTTCAAGTAAAAAATAAATAATTAAGTGTTGGCATAGAGTGCCAATGAAAACCAAAAATAAAACATCCGTGTATTCTCTCCAAAAAATAACAAATTCAGTTATAAAGTGGACAGGTCTTATAACTGCTTTGTGTATTGACAAAACGAGGTAGTCTGGTAGACTGGATATACACTTTAAAGATTGGTTATGGATTTTGTTGATGTAAAGTACATCAATTTGATATCTACGCGGTTTCAGAAATTTAAAAAGGTAAAACACAATCTTTATAATTTTCGTTGCCCTATTTGCGGAGATTCTCAAAAGAACAAAAATAAAGCGAGAGGATATTTGTATCAAGTAAAAAACAATACAAATTTTAAGTGCCATAACTGTGGTATAAATGTTTCTTTTAATAACTTTCTAAAACAAATAGACCCTGTTGTTTATAAACAATATGCGTTTGAAAAGTTTAAAGAAGGACATACTGGAAAATCTTTTACGGTGGAGGAACCAAAGTTTAAATTTGAAGCACCAAAGTTTAAACCAAAGTTAGACTTACCAAAAGCATCATCAAATCCTGACGCAAAAAAATATCTTGAAAATAGAAAATTAAATCCAGATAACTATTATTACACCAAAAAATTTAAGGGATGGACCAACTCTCTCCAACAAACATTCGACAGCACAGATAAAGATGAACCAAGGATTATTATTCCCTTGTTTTATCAAAATACGTTAGTCGGATTTCAAGGAAGAGCACTTGGTCCTAGTAAAGTAAAATATATTACAGTAATGCTGAACGATGACGCACCAAAAATCTATGGTCTTGATCAAGTCCAAAAAACTGAAATTGTTTACATCACAGAAGGACCCTTTGATTCAACTTTCATTCGTAACGCAATTGCTTTGTGTGGAGCTGATGGTGATCTTGATAAGTGGAATATTCGTAAGCGTGTTTGGATATATGATAACGAACCACGTAATTCAGAAATCGTTAGTAGAATCTCAAAGCGTATTGATGAAGGAGAAGAAGTTGTAATTTGGCCTTCTACAATATCCGAAAAGGATATTAACGATATGATTTTATCTGGACTCAATGTTCAGAATGTGATAGAATTAAATACTTACTCTGGATTAGAAGCAAAACTTAAATTTACTACCTGGAAGAAAATATGAGCAACGGTCTAAAAGTTCAAAAGAGAAATGGATCTATTGAGAGTATTGATCTCGATAAGATGCACGTAATGGTTGAAGAAGCATGTAAAGGTCTTGCGGGGGTTTCCGCAAGTCAAGTTGAGATGAAGTCTGGTATTCAGTTTTATGATGGTATTACTACAGCAGAGATTCAAGAAATTCTGATTCGTAGTGCTAGTGATCTGATTGATTTGGATCATCCTAACTATCAGTTTGTTGCCGCCCGTCTTCTTCTCTTTTCGGTAAGGAAGCAACTTTATGGAAAGATGAAAGATCTTCCAACACTTGAGCAGCATATCATTAACTGCGTATCTACAGAAGTTTATGATAATGACATCTACAATAAGTATTCTCAAGAAGAGATTATTAGGGCAGATTCATTTATTGATCATGATCGTGATTTCTTATTCACTTATGCAGGACTTCGCCAAGTAGTTGATAAGTATCTTGTCCAAGACCGTAGTTCTGGTGGAGTATATGAGACTCCTCAGTTCATGTATATGATGATTGCTTTGACTATTTTTGCAGAGTATCCAAAAGAAACCAGAATGTCATTTGTCAAGAGGTATTATGACGCAATCTCAAAGCACAAAATCAACATTCCAACCCCCATCATGGCAGGAGTGCGAACGCCACTTCGACAATTTGCTAGTTGTGTTCTTGTTGATGTTGATGACACCCTCGATTCTATCTTTAGCAGTGATATGGCTATTGGTAGATACGTTGCACAGAGGGCGGGAATCGGCATCAACGCTGGCCGAATCCGTGGCATCAACAGTAAAATCAGAGGGGGAGAAGTTCAACACACGGGTGTTGTACCATTTCTCAAGAAGTTTGAAGCAACTGTCCGATGTTGCACGCAGAATGGCATACGAGGTGGATCCGCGACAGTCCACTTCCCAATCTGGCACCAAGAAATAGAGGATATTCTTGTACTTAAGAATAACAAGGGAACGGAAGACAATCGTGTTCGTAAACTTGATTATTCCATTCAAATCAGCAAGTTGTTCTATGAAAGATTTATTCAAGACGGTGAGATCACGCTTTTCTCTCCGCACGATGTCCCTGGACTTTATGATAGCTTTGGACTCCCTGAGTTTGATGCTCTCTACGTACAATATGAAGAAGATACGTCCATTAAGAAAAAAACTATTAAAGCACAAGAACTCATCCTTAATCTTCTTAAAGAACGTGCGGAAACGGGTCGCATCTATATTATGAATATAGATCATTGCAATTCTCATAGTTCTTTTAAGGACAAAGTTGAGATGAGCAATCTGTGTCAGGAAATTACTCTTCCAACATATCCAATTCAACATATTGATGATACTAGTGGGGAAATTGCACTTTGTATTCTTTCTGCAATTAATGTGGGTAAAGTAAAGTCGGATGAAGAACTTGAAGAACTATGCGATCTTTCGGTTCGTGGTTTGGATGAATTGATCGATTACCAAAAATACCCCGTAGCAGCGGCGGAGATCGCTACTAAGGCACGTCGTTCTCTTGGCATAGGATTTATTGGTCTAGCGCACTATTTGGCAAAACTTGGATTCAATTATGATTCCCAAGAGGCATGGGATGCTATCCATGGACTATCGGAATCTTTTCAATATTACCTTTTGAAGGCATCCAATCAACTTGCAAAAGAAAAGGGATATTGTGAATACTTTGGTCGTACAAAGTATTCTGACGGCATTCTTCCTATTGATACTTATAAAAAAGATGTAGACGAAATTTCATCTATCCAACTTCAACATGACTGGGAATCTCTTAGAGCGTCTATCTTGGAACATGGTCTCAGGCACTCAACATTGTCCGCACAGATGCCATCGGAGAGCAGTTCCGTTGTGTCAAACGCAACTAATGGAATCGAACCACCTAGAGGATATCTGTCCGTTAAGAAAAGTAAAAAAGGACCACTCAAACAGATTGTTCCTCAGTATCATACACTTAAGAACAATTATACTCTTCTTTGGGATATGCCTAGCAATATTGGTTATATCAACGTTGTTGCTGTTATGCAGAAGTTTTTTGATCAAGCGATTTCTGGAAACTGGTCGTATAATCCCGAAAATTATGCCAATAATGAAGTTCCTGTGTCAGTAATGGCAAATGACTTTTTGACTACATACAAATACGGGTGGAAAACTTCTTACTATCAAAACACTTATGATATTAAGACTGATGAGGTAGTAGAAGAAAAACCTAATCTTCAAGATTTGCTAAGTGAGTTAAGTTCAGTAGAGGAGGGAGAGTGTGAATCCTGTGCAGTTTAAAATTTCTTCAACGGAAGAACCTCAAACAAATATCAAAGGAATGACTGTTTTTAATACTGAAAAGGTTGATACTAAAAAACAACCAATGTTTTTTGGAAAACCTCTTGGAGTTCAGAGATATGATTCATACAAATACCCAATCTTCGATAAACTGACTACTCAGCAACTTGGATACTTCTGGAGACCTGAAGAGGTGTCTCTCCAGAAGGATCGCGGAGATTATCAAACTCTTCGTCCAGAGCAAAAGCACATTTATACTTCTAATTTAAAGTATCAAATTATGCTAGATTCTGTTCAGGGGCGTGGTCCTGGTATGGCTTTCATTCCTTATTGTTCCTTACCAGAACTTGAGGCATGTATGGAGGTGTGGGGATTTATGGAAATGATCCATAGTCGCTCATACACTTATATCATCAAAAACATTTATTCTGATCCTTCTGAGGTATTTGATACTATTATTGGAGATGATCGCATTCTGGAGCGTGCTAAGAGCGTTACAGAGTCATATGATGACTTTATTCAATCGGCACAGCAATATGGTGTATCTGATGCTTGGATGCACAATCTTGAAGGAGTTTCATACGCAAAGGAAACAATCAACGATGTTAAACGAAAACTGTACAGAGCAGTCGCAAACGTTAATATTCTTGAAGGTATTCGCTTCTACGTTAGTTTTGCTTGTAGTTTCGCCTTTGGTGAACTTAAGCTTATGGAAGGATCCGCTAAAATCATCTCTCTCATTGCAAGAGACGAAAATCAACACTTAGCACTTACTCAGAATATTCTGAATAAGTGGAGAGAGGGTGATGATCCAGAAATGCAAAAGATTATGAAGGAAGAAGAAGAGTGGACTTATAAAATGTTTGATCGTGCTGTAAATGAAGAAAAGAAATGGGCAGATTATCTGTTCAAAGATGGCAGTATGATTGGACTGAATGATAAACTTCTTCAACAATACGTTGAATGGGTGGCAAATAGAAGACTTAAAGCAATTGGACTAAAACCCCAATATGATATTTCAGCAAACAATAATCCACTTCCTTGGACTCAGCACTGGATCTCTTCTAAAGGTCTCCAGGTAGCACCCCAGGAAACGGAAATCGAAAGTTATGTAATCGGTGGAATCAAACAAGATGTGAAAAAAGACACATTTAGTGGATTTAAATTATGATTTAAGACTGAAGTTGAATGTTGTATAAATAAATATAACTCCACTTCAGTCTTAAAATGAATAACTATATTCTTTACTATTACTTAAGGGAGGACTTTAGTTCTCCCTTTTATGTTGGTTATGGAAAACCAAGAAGAATACACGCAAAACATTTGAGAAGTAATGGAGCAAATCTATTACCATCAAGAGAAAGAAGGTGGATTGTAAAATCTGGATTAACTAAAGAAGAAGCAATAGAACTTGAAATAAAACACATAGCACTTTGGAAAAGAGAGTGTGATGGTGGAGTTCTATTAAATCAAAATCTTGGTGGAGAAGGAAAACCAGGAGGACAAAAAACGAAAGGATTTGGTGGTAAAAAGCACAGTGAAGAAAGTAAAAAGAAAACCTCATTAAAAGTTGCTGGTAAAAACAATCCAAAAGCAAAAAAATATATCTTCATTTCTCCAGATGGTAAAAAGCATATTGTAGAAGGTGGTGTTAAGAAGTTCTGTAAAGAAATAGGAATAACTTATGATGCGGTTTTAGGAAAGAAGAGTAAGAATACAAAAGGTTGGACTATCATAAATACCTAAAAAAGTATTTGTAAAATGGACGCACAAGATTTTCGTAGTCTTCAAGAAGCATATATGGAAGTTTATTCTATTGATGAAGGACTTGGTTCCGCAATCAAAAGAGTATTTGGTGGTAAGAAATCAGAACCAGAAGCACCAAAACCAGAAAGTAGAGGTGCTGAACT